CTTTTTTATTAAAATCAAGCTCCATATCAATAATCTCCGTGTTATTATAAATAGTTAATTAAAAAAAATGCCCTCAATGGGCATTGTTAAATCGTCTTTTTTCCACTTTGCTTCTCTTGAGCTTCCTTTTCTTGTTGAAATTGTTTTTCAAGTCTTGTTAGGAACCATCGACGAAGACCGATTGGTAAATTATACGCTTCTATGAATGACCAACCTCCATGATATTTAAGCAAGAAAATCTGATCATATACTGATTCGGAGTATTTATCTGTCAGGCCAAAAAAAGTCTGTCCCGAAGGACACCTCCAGTTCTTGTTCATGTTGACAAGACGGACATGTAAAATCTTTTACAATTTTAATGTCAGGATTTAGTGATTTGTAAATGGTTCTCAGAAACCTAGTGTCTCGCGAAGGAGCATTGTTGATAAAATATTCTATAACTTTTTGTTCTGTGTGACCATCGACAGAAACAATCATCTGATGGTACTGCGATGTCATCGTAACCTCTGGAAGGTTGAATTTCTTGGCTTTCTCAATCATCTTGGTAATGTTATGTTCGTTAACACCAGTCATGAGTTTAAGCTCTATATCAAATTTTGAAACGGGGACAGTGACAATGTAAGTTCCATTTTTGGTCTCTCGAATATTGCCAATGGCGGGGATCTCACCGGCCCAGATTTTAGGCTTTTCTAAATTAAAGTTCTGCTGAGAGGACTCTCCACAAGAAGGGCATGAAGCTTTAGTTTCGTAAACCGGTCCAAAGCCTGAGATTCGAGCGGCGACAATGATAGCATTTCTATCACCAGTAAGTAAGGACTTTGGATCCAATGTTTTATCTAAAATCAAATTACTCAAAAGTCGTTCCAGAGCCAAGTTTTTCTTGATCAAAGCTCTAGATGTAAGAATATCTTCTTCTTTGGCTGTCATATATTTGATCTCGAGCACTTCTTTTTTGTACAAAGGGTGGGATTCGGGATATCCGCGACCCTTTGAGGGTAACTCTACAATGTCAGTTGGGGTTACAAATTCCAATGGCGATTTTGTAGGTTTTTCATTTTCTACAGTAGAAACAGCGGCGTCAGCATTAGATTGCTGGGTTGCCCCTGTTCTGTCTTTGTTATTTCTACTCAATTTTCACCTCTTTTATGTTGTTGAATATATTTTTATGGTTGGGTAGTGAGAGTTTCGTATTTAATACAATCATATCCTAAAGTCATTGATACGGTTAGAAACCCATCGTCATCCATTGTGGCCTCTCCAAATGATGCTGCCTTAAGAAACCAATTTTGTAATGTAAACTTTTGCAGTGTACGGCCATCGGGATCTATCTCTTCTATAAATAGTTCGGCGGCTTTGGAAAAGCCTCCTTTTGATATTCCACTGCCACAGGTTGTACCATCTGGGCAATCATATCCGGCGGCGCGTAATAGATCTAAAACCCTCTTAGCTTGTCTTCCATCCTCGTATAGAACAATATTGATATCATTCCAAGTCAACATTCCGGGATATTTAAACTTACGATTGACCATTTGGTAAGTCTCTTCGTTAATTTCAAAGGAAGGAAGGGTTGCAGACAATGCCCACCACCAATAAGGGCCTGTTTCTTTTTCGGGCACTGGAGTGGCTTCTTCTTCCGACTGTTGGGAAATGCTTACATAACCAATCCGGAAGCGATTCTTTCGTGCTGGTTCGAAGTCTCGACTTGTCCAAAAAGACATGGTCTATTATGGGCCAGTAAGTTTGCCGGGTGGGTTCTTACCGGAAGAAGTGTTAAACACTGTTCCAGTGAAACCAGTTGATGTCAAAGACGCCCAGTCATATCTTATTTCCACAGAAACCTCTAGCAAATCATCGGAGTCATAAGAGACATCTCCGAACTTCATACTCTTAATGAAAGAATTGTGCAGTTCCCATTCTTCCAAGGGTTCTCCGTCTTCATCGATAGTTGTGACAACTACCTTTCCAAGGCTCTCTGCTGCTGTTGCATTAGACTTGGCAGTGGAGCCATAGTTGCCAGTAGCATCAGTATCGCTAGGAATGAAATAACCAGAGTTAGCAAACATTTGTGCCAAATGATTAACCACGTTTGGATTGTTCGGATCATAAAACACTATTTCGACTGTATTCCATTCAACTCTTCCGGGATAATAAAAAGTTTTATCAACAAAGTTTGCTTTAACTTCTCCAACGGTGAAAGAAGGTTTAGTTGCCTTTTTGGCAAACCAAAGCTTCTCGTTGGCGTTCTCGTTTGATACCTTTTCAAAGCCTTCGATTTCGACTCTGTATCTAAAATTTCTCTTTGGTTCTGTTGTTGTATTCCAAAAACTCATTCTATAAATCTCCTAAGTTGTGAATTCTATCTTGCCATCAAAGTTTGGATCGTTCAATGGTTTTCCATTAGACTGGCCAAATACAGTAAAGCTTTTTCCTGTTTCGACACCGTCGCTGTCGTACTCGGTTTGTGTTAGAGTGGCCCAGTCATATCTTATTTCGATAGTGACCTCGAGCATATCATCCGATTCGTAAGAAACATCTCCAAACTTCATGCTCTTGATGAAAGAATTGTTCAGTGTCCACTTCTCCAACTCTCCGCCATCTTCATCAGTGGTAATAATGTTGACAAACCCTACGCTCTGACCCACGGTAGCGTTGCTCTTTGATGTGCTACCATATGAAGCATTTGTAAAACCTTGGGAAGTGTCTGGTATGAAATAGCCAGAGTTAGCAAACATTTGGGCTAAATGGTTGGCCACATTGGGCGTTACAGGGTCATACATTGTAATCTCAACTGTATTCCACTCAACTCTTCCGGGATAATAAAAAGTTTTATCAACAAAGTTTGCTTTAACTTCGCCAACAGTGAAAGAAGGCTTATTGGCTTTCTTTGCAAACCAAATTTTTTCGCTCGGGTTTGTTTCGTTTGAAGAACTTTTAAAGCCTTCAATTTCGATTCTATATCGATAATTTCTCTTTGGTTCTGTTTTTGGGTCCCAAAATCCTGCCATGCTAAAAGTCTCCTATGGGTGCATTCATCAGTAACTAGTTCCTTAGTAAGAAACGCTACCGAAATCCGCTCCTGATTTTGTAATAACAAAGTCTACAACAATAAATTCTATTGATCGCGCTGGTTTTACAAAAACTTTAGCATAAAGAATGTTCCGGTCTACCATATCATCTGTAGTGGTGGTTTTGTCAAGTACCAATTTGTACTCGCTAATCCCGCCATCTGCTTGTAATGCGGCTAACACCCTGCCGGCTTGAGCTTTAAAAGAGAACCAAGTTGATTCGGCATTTTGCTCAAACAAGAAAGAGTCTGCAATCACTCCAATCTGCTTTTTAAGGAAGATCATCATTCGACGAACATTGATTCTATCTAGAGCAGATCGAGTTCGCTGAAGAGTCTTTTGACCAAACATCACTATATCATTGCTAGCTGGGAAGCGAGCAATTGGGTTAATATTGTTTGAGTACAAAGAGTCTCTATTCTTTTTAGTCAAGTGTTCTTCTGTGCTTATTACGCTCATTCCTGAGGCAGAAGTTCCCAAGGGGGATAAACCACCTCTCCTAAAGCCTGCTGGTGCAAACCAAGGGAATGAAACCAAGTCTGAGCCTGCAATCGCACCAATAGCGGCAACTGAAGGAGGCATTGGGATGCTATTAGCACCGGGGACGTCTACATAAACCCATGGATACCACATGGCACCATAACTATTATTAAGTCTTCGACCTCGAAGTTTAGTCACAACCTGAGAGATTGAACCTGCGGTTTGATCCACAGAATCCTCGCCTGCTGGGCTTAGTCCAGACTCGGGGTCTATGATCGCCAAACAGTCGCCTCTAGTGGCTGCCAAAGTAAGTAATTGCTTTGTCAATGCCGGCTTTGTTAATCCGGGATAAGACACGATGTCCATACCTACAACCTCAGAATCTCGAATTGTATCAAAAGCTTTGTTCAAACTATACACAGCATAATTGTTATTCACTGCTGTGTGGGATAAACCATTGCCACCGAGGTATCGATTTGTAAACGGATTTGGCTCAGTGATATCAACACCATCAAAGCCACCGAACAATGGGGAAACAAAGGAAGCATGCCCTTGTGTCGCGACAAGGAAAGCCGAACCGCTTTCTGCTGTTAGACTAAGGGTGCCGCCGGCTCGGGAACCTTCGGCAAAATAATAAGCTTCGGAATTCTCGACCCATACAACCTCATCAAGTGTAAAGCTGTATTGATATTTATATCCGGGGCCTGGGTCACCTTCGCCAGTTGGATATACCGGCATCGCTGTTCCACCATTTTGGGCAGGGCCGCATCGAACAAGGTCAATGTAGCTTCCATGTTGGTTTTCAGAAGAAGCTAGACTGTGGCGAACACCCAGAGGAACTGTCCCGCTGTCAATATCGGCTTCTGCATAGTTGCCACCGATGGCAGAGGAATTCTCGCGGGTCAGTTGTAAAGAAGGAAATTCTATTTTAACTTTACCGGCTGCTCCGTCGACTAGGTCTGACATAAGAAGAAGATCAGATGGGGTTGTACCACCGACAAAGGTCCCTCCGTTTGCCAAAATAACAGCATTTCCATCAAAGCTGCCGCCGTCGGCGATGGCAACAGCAATGTTACCATCAGCACCAGCTATTTTTTGCGTAACAAGAACTGTCTTGTTGGTACCATCAGTGGAATCGAATGTTGCTGTGAATTTAGCACCGGTTTGATTGTTTACACAATTCTTGAACGATAGAGCCACCAGAACCTCGGAGCCAAGAGTTCGGTTAAATTGACCGAGGGCTTGGTCTTCGGCGGTTTTAGCAACAACAACTTGAGTAGCGCCATCTTTATCTGTAAATGTAAAACCGTCATTGTCGGCGATGGAACCTCTGTCTGCAAATTGAACTGAATAGGTTGCTTTTGCAGCAGGTGTTGTTCCGGCATGCCCATAAACAATTTGAGAGTCGTCTCCGGCAAACATACCAGCGTGAGTGTGATTAGCATTGAGATCCGTGCTGCTTGATAGCAATAATGCGGGTGCAGCACCGCCATAATAAGCATCGGCTAAAGTCATTGGTCCGTGAACACCCCATGGGGCAGCACCTTTGTTAATAAGGGCACCATTGGACACGGCAGCAGCCATTTCCACTCTAATGTGTGAAGAGAGGTTTGGAAATTGTCCGGACATTTTGTATTTCTTTTCTGATTCTGACCAAGTAAAGTGTTGGTTGCCAATTCTTTTGGCAATAAAATCAGAAGATTTTGGATTCAAATTCAACCCAACAAACTGTTCAACTATATTGGGAGCACCTGAGTCTGGACGATCCAACAATGCAAGATCAAATGAAGAGTATGGATTTGTGCTATCGCCCATCTGTTTGATGTCAATTTTAATTTGATAATCCTTTTGACATTGCGATCCTTTATAGATAGAAGCAATGCGGAAAAGTTTTTCGGTTGATCCTGTTACATCATAACTAGCGTTAACACCTTTATCTTCAGGATCCTGGGAGAAGTACCACCCGGACTTAGCGTAAGTTGCTTCGCGTTGACGGCCGTTGTATTTCAATCCACTTCCAGCGCCGAGATGAAGTAGAACTCCAACTTGTCTACCGCCGGCGGATCCAGAACCTACTGCTTTTAAAGTGCGTTGAACCATTTCTAAATAAGATTCTCCAAGCCAAAAATGTTCATCAGCTTTATTCACTTTTGTGGAATCAGTAACATCACTGTTTGTCTTTTGAGGAGAAGTGTTGAATATATTTCGAATCGATGAGTTGCCATTATCTTCGGCAAAATCAAAGCTGTATTTTGTGGGCGTTGCACCATCGGACTCTAAATGTTCAATTGTGAACCCGCCAACGTTGCCGGCGGCAGAGCGGACACCTTGGCCCACTGATTGTACACCTGTTGCCCCATCGGAGTGCATAGTGCCACTAAGTCTTAGTGCACCGCTGTTAACATAAAAGACCGCACCAAGGGTACCAGTGATATCTGTTGCAGCAACACCACCGCTTGGGAAAACAAATAATCCGTAAGCACCACCATTGATGGCGACATCCGAAGGGGAAGTTTTAATTGTGTTAGTAGTTGTCCATCCGGGCAGTAAACCACCAGTGGTATGTTTTGAGGACTTTTCCCCAATTAGTCTAACATATGTAACAGGGGCATTCGTTGTCTTAAGCCACGCTCTCGCAGCATACATGCCATAACTTACATCTGTAAAGCTACTACCTCGCCATTCATCGTCGGCGCCGTAGCCGCGACCAGCGGATGCAACACCGTAGAGTTGCTCAAAAGTTTCATAGTCCCTAACTTTTACAGGGATGTTCCCCGGACCTTGGGGTGCGGTACCAATAATACAAATACCATCAGCCGCTGCTTCGCGTGGAAGTTGAGAAACATCAAATTCTCGCAGAAGTACACCGGGTGATAAAAAATCAAATTTAACAGCCATTAAAAACAAGCCTCCTTATAACTATATCTCGTAGTAAATAGTATCTTATTTATCGAATTTACTTTATTCTCTATATTTCCCATCATCTTTCGCCCAAGGTCTAACGTCGCCTACTATTACTCTTTCTTTGGATATTCTAATCTCCACTTGGGTCTCATAGGTTTCGACCTTTGGAAGTGACGAATTCTTGCCTTCGCCCATCAAGTAGCCTAACACCTTTACTTCAACTTTTCTTTCAAATTTTCTTTCGTCTTCTCCAAGGTTTGATCGATTGGAGGCATCGGCGAAAGAGTCTTGAATAAAACCTTCGTATAGGTGTCCGTCCTTAACAAGCTTAAATGAGTTAATGTTCTGGGTGTGAACGAGGAAGGGCTGTAGCATCGTATTCATTTGCTGCTGATACTCAGATCTTAGCGTAATAACGTAAGTCATCGTCACATATGTCTTTGCCGGCATTGTAACCCTTTCATATACTATCTTTTTGTTGTCTCTGCGGCCTGTGTACTCTGGCTTGTCGCCATCTCGAACTCCATTGATGGATTTTCTTAAATCTTTGCCGGCAAAGTTTCTGGTCTTTTCTTGATTGATAACTTGTTTGACCGTTATTTGCCCTTGCCGATGGTCGTCGGCGAATTGCTTGAGTCTGAGGATGGGAGCAACAAACGGACCTTTCTTTGAAGGTTTGTCAACCGAAGTCCTAGTCACCGTTATTAAAGGCAATTTAAGCTTTCCAATAGAATCTCGGATCTCTCTGTCGTTCTTGGCTTGGAAGGCTCGCTCTGACGATAACCAAATGCATGGAGTCTTCTTCCAACCAGAGTTGGTCTCGGTTGAAACATTGATGGTTTGATCAACCCACTCATAGAGAGTGGTGTCTATGTGCTCAAGGGTTGATGGTATAAATGGTATGTCTTTTGTTGTTGCCATAATTATAATCCGTTGAAGAGTCCGTCACGGGCTCTGATGCAATCTGCTGTTACTTCAAACTGAGCATCTGGTTGTCCAAATAAATGCTTGGGTTCGTTTAGTTTAACTATTTCATAGAAGATGTCGCCGTACTTTACGAAGTCTCCTTCTCTTGCAAAGAGATCTTGGTCTTCTGTGAGGCGTCTTTTGTGGAACATGACCTTGAGTGTTGTTTTCTTGTCAATTCCAACGTTTTCCATGTATACGGTCTCTACTCCACCATACTCTACCCTAGCGTACACTCTTATCGGAGGTAGAAAGTTTTTTTCCATGGCCTCGCCGTAAAGCGGGTGGAAGTTGGTGATCTCCATATCGATTGGAAAGTAAAGAATCTGTTGACCGGTGACCCTTTCAATGATCTCGTCGTTGACTTGTTTGACCAAGTCTTTCTCTTTCTCTCCCAAGAACATCGGTGGGGGTGGCTGATCTGGTTTTTTCCATTTATTAGACATTTAGTTACCCCACGAACACCGGCAATGGTATCTTTTCTTGTGTTTTGTTTGTGTTGTCAGCCATTTGGCTTTCTTTTTCAAGCAATTTGTCGTATGTCATCTCATCTAGAACTGTCTTAAGCTCATCTCGGAGAGTACTTTGTTCATCTTTCGCTTGACTAAGCAAATCTGAAGCATTTAAGGTGATATTGTCACCGGGGATTGGAATTGAACCTCCAAACTTGCCTCGGACTTGACCAAGAGTCTCTTTTGAGAGAGCCAAAGCAAATCTTCGGATCCATTGCTTGCCGATAGCGTTGATTGACGTATACGGAATGTTCTCAAATGGCAAATTGTTCATATTGTTAACGCCATTTAAACCATCTTCGTTGTTTCCATCGTCATCAAAGGCGGAAGTTTTGATTGAAAATCTAAACCAGAACTTTTCGGGTGACATTCCGGAGGGAATAGGGTACAAACGTAGCTTATTGTCTATAACTTCATAGGAATAGTGGGATGTTCTCGTATAAAGATGATCTTCATAGCTTATGGCCTGCATCTTGTTGTGCCATGCCGGAATGACCTCAAATGAGCTATCATCTGTGAATTGCCCATAGTTGTGCATATTGCCTACAACATTCAAACCGCCATAATAACCATAAAACCTCCACACAGCAAATGGTGTGCGATAGTATACATTCTTAATAACTACTCTGTTGTTGTCTACCTTGTTATAAAAAGGATTACTGGAGCTTGATGATGCGGTCTCAACTATCTGTTGAAGATCATAGTCTTGTTGGTTCCCAACTGTATCAAAAGAAGCAGAATATATAGGTTCGGTACCTCCAACATTCGCTATATTGGAGAAAGTATCGGAAAGACGCATTGCAGCCTCGATCTTTATCTTTGGAAACTTAACATTTGCTCCGTCATTTGCAGCAGAACCGGATGCAGATCCAGAGAACTCACCTTTGTGATTAAAAGACCCAGTGGTTACTCCGAGAGCAGATCCTATCGAATTCTTTGATTGATGTATGTTGACCAAGTAAGAATACTCAAGACAAGCTTCTTCATAGTTAGCATAAACATTGGCTGCCTTCAACTCAATATCAAGTATGTCACCTCCAAGCTTTTTGTAGGTGTAACCAACTTGGGCTGCTGCGCCTGATAGAAAATCGTTTGAAGTTGAATAAACTCCAATTGGACAAGATGCTGAGACATCGGCCTCGGTTCCTGCACTGGGTAAGACTATTGCACTAGCTGACGAAGCTGGTTTGAGATCGGGATACGACATTCATTGATTCCTCCATTCTCAATTAAATAGTCTTGAGATTGTTATGCGGATTGTTTTTCAATGGCTCTAACAATTTGACGCTTGGTATTTTTTGTCGTTACCTTGCAGTTCATTGCCGTTGCCATCTTTAAAAGTTCAATTTTTCGCATCTTCATAAGGTTGATCTTTGTGATGTTAGCATTGAGTGTTGGCTCTTCATTTGAAGAATTGTTGATTATGTCCTCAACCATGTTGGAGACTTTCTCAACTTGTTCTTCCGCAGGTTTCCACTCGACACCAAGTGCTGCCGATTGTAACTTTGTTAGCTTTCGCTCGGACATTACTTTTCACCTTTGGGTGCAGCTTTGCGCTTTGGAGCGGCTTTTTTGGGTGCAGCCTTTTTAGGTGCTGCTTTTGCTTTTGGTGCGGGAGCAGGGGCTGCTGCTTTTTTGGCTGCTGCTTCTGCTGCTTTTATAGTTGCTTCTTGAGCCGCTAAAGCTCGATTTCTTCTTCGTCCAGACATAATAATCTCCTGTTATACTTAGTAAATAGTGTCGAGACAATAAAAAAGCCCCCTTCAAAGAGGGGGCTGCGGTTGTCTATTTAAATATATTCCCTAAGTAAGACTAGGGGGCTCTATAAAGCCAGTAAACCTAATAAGAAGCTTGCCAGTGGTCAGTGACACGCCATCATCAATACCGCCAGTGAACGCGCCGACAACAATATTATTAGACGCTTGTGGGTCGTCATTAAGAAGATAATTGTCATGATTGCTTGTTGCCGAAGAGGCTGCATGAGTCACAGTAACAGTTGTTGAGGAGCCAGCTTGACTATCAGTATCTGTGGTAAAGTTAGCATTGGCATTAATACCTCGTGAAATGGCCTGCGCCAAGTCAGCAGCGGCAGTCATCCCAGCAATTTTGATTTTTAAATCTGCACCGACAGAATCATGATCGCCAGATCCACTGTCAGCAATAAAGTTAACTTTTGTTGCGCCGTCAGAAGTGATCAACCTAATTGTATCAACACCATTTTGCATGTTCCCATGAACGGCGGTGGCGCAGTTGATCACAGCACTAGCCTTTTGACTAGTGGCATCTCCAGATGCAATATAAAGATATTCGTTAGTTAACACTGAATCGTTAATTGCAGAAATACGAGTTTTACCTTTTATCGCACCAATATTTATTTGTGTCTCGGCAGGTATTGAGGCAAGACTTCCCGGAGCAGATGCATAAAAACCAGTATCGTCTCCAGCAATAATATCATAATCAGTCAGTGTACCATCGGAAGTCTGCTCAAGGCATGCGCTTTCCAAAGTTGTAACAATACCAAACACTGAGTCTGTGACTTGGCAAAAATAAGACTTTCCGGCTCCATTACCAATTGGTAAACCTGCGGCGGTGGCTTTGGTTTTTAATCCTGCGGCGGTGGCGGCGAGGTCCAACACAATGTCTGTAATAACTTTATTCCCTAACCTGTGCTGAGTGGCAGAGACCAAGGCTTTCTTCATCACAGACGAACAATTAATTGTCTGCGAAACATCAATACCTTGTTTTTCGACTTCATAGAGTCGCTTTCTAGCTAATTTTTTCATTCCCATGTTATTATCCTCCTATACCAAATCGTCTGGGGCGACATACCCGTGGACGTAAATAAGAAGCTTACAATCACCGATTGCACCGGCGCCGGCAGTATCGCCGTCTGTGATATAAAGACTTCGAATGGTAGAGTCATCGGGGTTGGCAGAACCATCCTTACCTTTTGCCAAAGCAGACCCACCACCAGCTAAAACTGATGTTACTGTGCCGATGGTTCCTTTTGTTGCAACATCGTGGTTCGTGGCAATAACAACATCAATGTCTCTTGTACATGCTTCAACACATACAGCACGGACCTCAGTTACAATTCCAAATTTAGCTTCTGTCAGTTTTGCGACAGAGGCAGACAACGAGGCGATTCCAATTGGTTTATCAGGGGCCTCGCCATGAACGAGAGCAATGACATTTCCAAGACTGTCTTTTGTGACACCAAGATCAATTGCGATCTCTGTTATAATTTCTTGTCCTTGTCTGTGTTGTGATGTGCTAATAACGGCATCTTTGATACCTGCACCTGATTCGAGATCGACAGAAATACCTGCCTTCTCTACGTTATATAGTCGTTTCCGACTTACTCTTCTACTTCCCATAATTTATACTCCTATTTTAATGTTAAATTATAGACTCGAGTTGCGGTATCGAATCTGCCAGCCCCTTATTCCGGCAGAAACAATGAGCAGGGGCCTCGCTCAGAGGAGACCACAACTCGAATCATATATAAATAGTTCTCAAAATAAAGAAATCCCCCAATCCGAAGAAAGGGGGATCCTTTTAGATTACTGTCTAATCAATGATTAGCTAGAGTACTCTTCACCAGCAAGACCTCGAACGATAACAAGACCGTACATATCAGGTCGGACCATTTTCTTGGCGTAACGGGTCATGACCCCTTTACGAGGAACGAAGTCCTCAACACCGAAAATGGTTGGAGTGGTTTGTAGAGGCACATAAGGTGCATATACATAACCGCTTTCAAGGAAAGAGTTACCACGACGTCCTACAAGAACAATATTACGTGGGAAGTAAGGATCAACGATAACGTCGAACTTACGATTCAAAGCGCCAGCTTTGACAGCACCAATGTCGCCTTTGTCAGCGTCAGCAGTAACATTCGCACGGAAACCAGAGGTAAACTCAAGAATGTTAGCAACTTCAGGAGAACAAACTACGAAGTTAGCACCACCACGAAGTGTTTTGATGTGGATTTGAGCAGAAACATCATTGATAGTTTCAATAAGAGTTTCGTACCATTCACTAACTGTTCCAGTGAAATCAGGAGCAGC